TATTAGGAACACAGTATGCAACAGAAGCCAAAACCAAAAGCTACAAGAGCTAAGCGTGAGACAACCTATAAGGGAGCCAACGCTAAACCTACTTCAGGCATCGTACCTAAGACAGATAACCAAGGCAAGCTCATTAACGCAATCAAGGAGTCCTGTCAGGTTATCGTATTTGGTCCAGCTGGTACTGGCAAGACATACGTAACAGCTACAATGGCTGCAGATCAATACACGACTAAGCAGATTGATAAGATCGTAATCACTCGTCCTATGATCTCAGTAGGCAAAGACATCGGTATCCTTCCGGGTGACCTTGGCGAGAAGGTAGCCCCTTGGGCCCTCCCCGTACTAGACGTACTGACCAAGCACTTAGGTAAAGGAGCTGTTGAGACAGGCATCAAGAACGGTAATATCGAGCTTGCACCTCTAGCCCTTATGCGTGGTCGTAGCTTTGACGATGCCTTCATCATCTGCGACGAAGCACAGAACATCACAACCCATGAGCTTAAGATGCTACTCACACGGGTAGGCGAAGGCTCTACCATCGTACTAAACGGTGACATCCAACAGACAGACCTCAAGGAAGGGGATGGCCTGACTAAGATCACTCACCTAGCTAAGAAGCACATGTTACCTATTCCTATTGTTGAGTTCGGACTAGACGACATTGTACGTTCAGGTATCTGCGAACAGTGGGTACGAGTCTTTTATGCGGAGAAGATATAATGGCTAAATGGAGCTTAGGAGAATACTGCCCGATCTGCGACCACCTACTTGATGACCGAGGCCACTGTGGAGAATGCCTAATGGAAGATAACTACGACAACATCGACAAACCATTTCACTACAACCACAGTGATGGTATAGAATGTATTGAGTACATCAAACAAGTCCTCGGTAAGGAAGGCTTCATTGCCTACTGCCGTGGTAATGTGATGAAGTACAACCACCGAGCCTTCTATAAAGGCAACCCCACAGAGGACATGGCGAAAGCTGAACAGTACCTCAGGTGGGCCAACGAGACACTAAAGGAGATACACAAATGATACGTAGTTTAAAATCTATTATAGCGGGAGCGTTGCTCTTAGCGAGTCCACTGTACGCAGAAGAGTTAAGCATCATGGAACTGGATGGCTCGGCACGGGTTGTAGTTTTCTTTGGTGAAGTTGAGCAAGGCTCCGCAACACGACTGGAGGACCTACTCACCTTAAACCCTGACATCACTCGAATAGCTATGGCCTCTCCCGGTGGTCGTGCTGCCGAGGCATTCCTTATTGCTGACGTACTTAGTCGCCACAAGATGAAGGCCCTAGTGCCTGAAGGGTATGTTTGCTTGAGTGCATGTGCTATCGGCCTCTTAGGTGCTGAGGAGTACATTGTTAGGGGTGTCCTAGGGTTCCACAACATGTACATTGATGAGGAAGTCAGTGCTGCTATCCCAGACACAACACTACTTATAGTTGGTCAGAGCTTCGGGACACACACAACTGTGTTCTTCCTAGCCAATGGCTTCGAGGTCGAACTACCAGTCCTTATTAGTAATCACACATCCCCTGAGGTCTTCTTAGTCTTCACAAGCACAGAGGGCCTTATGGAGTTCTTTGCTCGCAGTGATACAGATACAGTGGCCGAGTACCTTGAGGACAACGAGATCGACCAAGAGTGGCTCGATGAGCACCTTTGGGACACACCTGACTTTTTAGAGTTCTTTGAGAGGGGGCTGTAATGAAACTAGACCTAACATTCTGGAAGTTCTGGACTACCGAGGTAATCCTTTTGGTAGCCCTGTACGTGGTTCTTGTCCCCTTAGGGGGCTACCACTTCATCCTAGAAAACGACTTCACCTACCTATCCTTTGTGAACCTTACAATCTTGGTAGTCACATCCCTCTGGATTGGTGTACGGGTACTACGTAACCTGAGGCACGGTACAGACCTTCAGTGGTTCTTAGCTGACTCTGTGTTGTCCCTTGGTATGGTCGGTACGTTGTTTGGTTTCCTTATGGTCCTATACTCAACGTTTGACGGCATTGATGTATCGGATACGGACTCAATGAAACAGGCTATTGAGAGCCTAGCTAATGGTATGGGCACTGCCCTGCTAACATCCCTTGTAGGTCTTGTTAGTTCTATTATCATCAAGCTACAACTGGTGATATTGGAGGATAAGGATGAGGCGTTACAGTAGTAATCTAGCTTTCGTTGACCTGTTGTTTAATCTTCTGGTGGGCTTCACGTCACTCTTCGTGATTGCCTTCCTTATGATTAACCCCATCTCTAAGACTGGGGAGGTCACACCGCCTATCAAGATGTTTGTAGAGGTAGAGTGGGACAAGGACCTTAATAAGGACATTGACCTCTTTGTGCGTGGCCCTGACGGTACCATCGTATTCTTCGGACGTAAGGATGGGAACTACATGACACTAGAGCGTGATGACCTTGGGTGGACAAGCGACACCTATGTTATCAATGGTGAGGAGATTACGGTTCAGAGAAACTACGAGATAATCAACTTTGCTGAACTACCACCAGGTGAGTATGTTATCGCAGTGTTCTACTTCTCAAGTACTGGAGACCCTGTTGAGGTAAAGGCGAGTGTTCGTACAATCTCACCGCACCGAGTAGTGTATCAGGGCGTAGTTGAGGGGCTTACCCCAAGGAAAGAGCGTACAGTTGTCTCATTCACTGTGGATGCAGATGGCAACGTAGGAGACCTTAACACCGAGCTACAAATTCCACTGGCAAGTAATAGGGCGGCGGCAACACCATGACAAGTCTAATCATCATCACTGTGCTCTTCGGGTTGTTTGCCTGTTACTTGGCTTATGTATCTCGACTACGGGCACCAATCAAACTACTCATACTACCAGCCTTTATGGTTGGGGTAGTCCTTGGGTACCTGCACTTCTTGGAGGAGGTAGGTAAACCAGCTAACATCCCCCTCCCTGAGAAGGCCCTCTATGTGGCCCACAGGATCACCAATGAGGATACCATCATCATCTGGTTGTTGACCGAGGAGGACGAGAGGCTCTACGTTATCCCATACACTAGGGATGCCGCTAAGGAGCTTGAGGAAGCTAGAGAGGGCAAGGAGAACGGCAGGGACCAAGGCGTCACGTCAGAGACTACAGAAACAGGAGAGCAGTCAGTTAGGACAGGGGATGCACTTGACATCTCTTACGGTAATGTAACTAAGTAAGGAAACAATATGTTTAACTTCTTTAGGACAAGAGAGTGGGCCTTGTGGTCATGGGGTGGCAGTGCAGCCATCCTACTCTCCCTCTGGTACCAAGTACAACTAGATGTAAAGATTAACGATTGGTTTGGTACCTTCTACGATATGATTGGGGAGGCCCTCTCAGGGAACCGTGTGGTGTCCCTCAGCGAGTACTACGGGGGGTTGGCTACCTTTGGTAAGATAGCAGCTCTCTACATCGCTGTAGCCCTCTCTGTGAGCTTCTTCACCCAGCACTGGTTGTTCCGCTGGCGTACCTCTATGGTAGCCACATACCACAGCCTATTCCATAAGGCTCGTGGCATCGAGGGTGCTAGTCAACGTGTACAGGAGGACACCGTCAAGTTCACGCGTATCATGGAAGGTCTAGGTGTTTCCTTAGTTGAGAGTGTAATGATTCTCGTAGCTTTCTTCCCTATCCTCATGGGTCTATCAGCTGGTATCACAGTTACCTTCTTCGGTGAGTGGCAGTACGGACTAGTAGCTTCAGCTATCATCTGGTCAGCTGGTATCACACTCGTGCTGCTAGTTGTAGGTTACTTCCTTCGTCTAGTTAATATCGAATACGACATCCAAGCTAGAGAAGCAGCCTACCGCAAGGTTCTAGTCATTGCTGAAGACGATGGTTCAGTTAGACCAAAGACACTCAACGAAGTGTTTGACACTGTGCGTAAAATACACTATACTAACTATGCAAGGTACGCAGTCTTTAATGTAGCCCGACTGTCGTGTCTACAGGCCAATGTTCTGGTAGGGTACGTGATCCTTGCACCAGCGATCGTAAGTGGTGCCATTACCCTAGGAGTTATGCAACAGATTCTTCGTGCCTTCGGTCGAGTAGAAGGGTCTATGATGTACATCTTCAAGTCGTGGTCTACCATCATTGAGTTACTCTCAGTATATAAGCGCCTAAAAGAGTTCGAAGTTCAAATCAATTCCAAAATGTAAGGATACCACCCATGCTTAACTCTATCATTAACGGTAAGAAGAACAAGAAGAACAAGAACAAGGAGGATGTGGCAGCTCCACCGCAGATACAAGCACCGGGGTCCTACCTACGGGAAACGGGTGTCCTCTTCCTAACAGAGAAGTTTGATCAAGAGAAGATCATGCCTCTGGTAGCTCAAATCTATGAGTACAACTTCATGCCAGAGGAGCTACAACCAGAAGCTATTACCTTAATCATCAACAGCCCAGGGGGTTCAGTACACTCAGCCTTCCACCTTATTGATGCTATGATGATGTCAAGTATCCCAGTCAATACGATGGGACACGGACTAGTAGCTTCTTGTGGTGTTCTGACTATCATGGCAGGTAAGAAGCGTATGGTCACTCACAACACCTCTGTCATGTCCCACCAGTACTCATGGGGTAGCCAAGGTAAGGAGCATGAGTTACAAGCTAAGTTCAAAGAGTTCGATATGGCAGGTGAGCGTATGGTCAGCCACTACAAGAAGTTCACTAAGAAGTCTGAGCGGTACATCCGTAAGAACCTCTTACATGCTACAGATGAATGGCTTACACCTGATGAGTGCTTGAAGCATAACATTGTAGATGAAGTCATCAACACCTACTCTTAAATAGAACTTGACAGGGGAGTATACTTATGGTATACTTCTCTTAAGAGAATAGCAGTCAAAGGAGTATCTAGTTATCAAGAAGGTTACCCCTAAAAGCAAGAAGCCTCCCACTCCATCACTGGAACAAGAGGCCAAGGACTTCCTTAAGAAGTCTAAAGAGATTCTACCTGACATCAGTACCCAACAGAGTCTCTCCACTCCACGGGAACTACTAGCAGCTTCAGTACTATCTGGGTTGCTAGCGTCAGCTAGAGGACAGCGAGCAGAAGAACTCGTAGAAGAAGCATACAGATATGTCGATCTCTTGCTTCGATATAAGTAAGTAGCGTACCACCTAATGAACCCCCTTGGCCCTAAGAAGCCTTGGGGGTTTTTCTTTGTGTTTAATGGTTACTTAGACCAAGCCCTTGAGCCACCGAGCTCCCACTGTTCAACTACCTTAGCTGACTCAAGCTTACCAGCAAGTAGGTTAATCTCTACCTCACTCAAGTCCCCAAGATCACCCTCATAACCGAGGTCTCTCATCCCTCCACGAATAACGTCACGAGTGTACTTGTCAGTCAACTCGAGTTGTTCGGAGAAGGTAGACTGTTCCCCTGAGTACTCGTACGAAAGACGTAAACGAGCCTCTTCACGGATCTTAGACACAGTCTCATCCCAGAGACCTCTCTGCTGCTCCAGAGGCATCTGGAGGAACACCTCATCCGCCATAATCTGCCCAGACACCTTCTCCATCTGCTCAAAGAAGAGACGGTTGTAAGCATTGCCTGCCCCAGCAGCCATTTGCATAGCCCTGAACTCAGCATTCTCATCCCACTGTTCGTAGTCAAGGAGGTTCATTACTCGCATAGAGTTAGTCAAACGGACGGTACGAGTACCACCCTGCTTACCTGTGTCAGCATCAGCTTTACCTGTTGTTGCACCTTCACGAGGATCATTGAATGGTTGACCTGTAAAGAGTTGATAGGTGTTGTCTACGTACGACAGAGCCTTACCAATTACTTTGTTACCATCTTTGATGTTCTGAGGGCGCATGTCCATACCAGCAGAAAGACCTATTAGAGTATCCAAACCCTCTAGAGGACGTGTCATACCAGCGGTGTACTGAGCCATAACGGAACCAAGGGCACCCGTACCCCCCTCCCAAGAGTTCTCAAACTCAAGAGCAGTTATATACTTAAATGATTCGACGATATCGTCTGCTGTCGTAGTAAGGCCTCTTGTTAGCCCGCTTATACCAAAGTCAGTCAGAAGCCGCTCAGTAACCTCAGACGGTACA